CCAAGATTAGACGCTGGCTTGCGATACGCAGCTGACTCAGCGACCAGCCAGCCGGTTGCAGATGCAAGACGATTAAGATCTGCAGGCGTGCTTGATCGGGCGGCTACTGAAGAGAGCGAATCAGACGCTAGGATCAGGCAACTGCTCAACCTTCCGCAGAGCGCTTTGATTCAGTAAATACAGATGGGGGGAAAAATGGGGGGAAAATTCTAAAATCCCCTTAAACCCTTGTCGCATATAGCTGGCTGGTACCCGGACCCGGACACCAACCATTTCTCATGCTGTAAAATACTGTAACAAAAACAACAACTTACGAGCGCGTTGCGCTCATGTATTCTCATGCTGTACCATATTGTCCAACACAAATGGGGGGAAAATGGGGGGAAAATGCAGCAAATTACAGCACGTCAAATAGCCTCGCTGAAAAAGTCAGGTCGGTATCGAGTTACCGACAACCTTTCAGTCCAAGCCAAACTGAAGAACAACAAAATTTACGCAACCTTCGTGTTGCGCTATCAACTAGATGGCAAAGTCATCGACAAATCTTTAGGCAGCACTGCCAAGCTGACACTGCTTCAAGCCAAAGAAAAAGCAGAAGATCTTATGGCTGGCATGGCCAATGACCAAGTCACTCCTGCAGAGCAACTGCAAAAAGAAAAGAAGAAGGCTAAGGCCAGCCAAGCCAAAGCCGCCAATGCTGGGATAACTTTTTCTGAGTTGGCGGCTGAGTACATTGAAAAGATCAAAGCGCCTGCGTGGAAGAACCCGGCGCGAAGCTCTCAGACTTGGGCTCACCGTCTGGAAAACCACGCCGGTCACGTCATTGGTAACAAGCCAGTTGGCGACATAACCAAGGACGATATTCAAAATATATTGCTACCGCTCTGGCTTGATAAGAATGAAACAGCGCTGCGCGTGCGTATGTATATTTTTGACATTCTTGAGTACGCGGCTGACAAGGATTACACGAACAATTCAAACCCTGCCAGCACGCGAATCTATAAGTTGCTCCCTGAGTTTACTGGGCAAGTGAAACACTGGCCCGCTTTGCACCACGATAAAGCGCCAGGTTTATTTGATGAGCTAGGTGCGCGCAACAATGACAGCGCAAAAGCATTACAGATGATCATGCTCACTGCGCAGCGGCAAATAGATGTGCGAACTGCGCGCTGGGACCAGATAGATTTAGATGCCCAAGTCTGGCACGCGCCGATTGCCAAGCTCACAAGAAAGAAGTCGGTTTACACTTTGGATGTGCCGCTGCAGGACCAGCTTTGCACAATGCTGGCTGACAAAAAAACCGGATTTAGCAACTACTCTGTGATGCCAGATTTTGTGTTCCCAGGCGGCGGCTCAAAGGGTTATATCTCAGACGTAGCTGTGCGAAAAGAACTGCATAGGTTTGGTTTGCTAGATGAAGATAATGTGCTGGTGTCGCTGCACGGGATGCGCACCACTTTCAAGGATTGGCACAGAGTGGTTGAGGGCGTGCGTGAATTTGACGATGAGCTTTCAGAGATTCAGCTGAGCCATGTCAGCCGATCAGATGTCAGGTCAGCCTACGCGAGAGACGTATTGCTCCCGCGCCGGGCTAAGCTGATGCAGACGTATGCTAATTTTCTCTGTGCTGCTTGACCAGCTGGTCAACCCAATCATTCACCTCTGCGCGCACGAAGAAAACGCGACTGCCGTATTTGACGGGCGATGGAAACTTGCCATCGTTCACCATGCGCGCAAGTGATTGGCGGCTGAGCGATGTGAGCTCGGCTACGCCTTTGTAGCTTAGTAGTCCTTCGTTAGCCTCCATCACCAGCCTCCGCAATCTGCGCCTCTGTTTCTATCCACCAGCGCAAGTAGTCCTGCGCTTTATTTAGGTGAACGACAGGCGATTCTTTATGATTATGGGCGCGCCAAGTGTACTTAATCACATTGCCCTTACAGTACCCGGCGAAGTCAGCACCGCTCATGCTCTCGCGGATAGCGTCGATACATTCGATTTGTCCTTGGCGGTAATGCTCAGGCGCTGCGACCTGTTCTTCTTTGCTCAGTTTGCGTGCAACTGGCGCGGGGCCATGTATCAAGAAATCGTTAAACTTTTGCAAGGTGGCTGGCGTTGGGGTTTTAATCTCGCCCTGAACAAAGTGTTTTACAGTCGCGTAATCCACACCGATTTCGTCTGCAACTTTGCTGAAACCGCCAGTGATTTTGCCGCCTTCAGATTTCTCTATGGCGAGTGAATTTAGCTGTAGTTTGATTTCGTTATTGGTTAGCATTTTTCTTTCCTCTTCGCTTTGGGTTATCTAGTCGCGCATTGCGGTCCACGCTGCCGTCTGGCAAAACTATGTATCGGTTTCTTATGTTATAAACAGAGCTTGGCGTGAGGTTGTGCTGACGGGCGATCTCAGTCTTGCGCATGTTTGTCTCTTCCAGCATCTTCAACACTGACTTCACCACCTGGTCAGGCACCCCGTATGGGAACCTGCGCGTGATAGCTGACTCCCAACCATGCGACCTTTTACTGTGGCGCGCCTGAGCGCTTATGGCTTGTGCGAATTTGCACATACTTCTACTCCTTAAAACGGTATTTCTTGGACCCACGATTCGCAGGCGTTTTCTCTAGTTATGAATTCTTGCGGTGGTGATGCTTGAAACTCAGAGCAGTACCCCGGCTGGTCGTACATGCGCTCACAGCTAAGGCAGTTGCGCTTGACTTGGCTGCGCGCCAAAAGCTCAGCGGCCTGAGCCTCTTTCATCTTGCGCATTTGCTCTAGGAACGCATCCACTAGCCTGCGACCTTGCCATTGAAAGCCTCGCGCAAGCTGTCGGTAGTGGCATCGCCAATGATGCGCGGATCTTCAGCTGCAGCGATCTCGCTAGACAGATACCCGCCAGGGCCATTAACAAACTGGTTGCCGGTGAGCTTGTTGGTGTAGGTCACTGTGTCGCCGTCTGTGTCGATTGGCTCTGCCCAGTTTGCCAGCAGTGGCGGTATGAAATTGTGCAGGTTGCAGCTTTTGCCTTGCGCCTCTACCGTGCTTGGCTTTTGGTGCTTGCCGCATTTCCACTGGCCAGCAGTGGCGGTAAGCACTGGCGTTGAGTGCGCGCAGGTTCGGCAGTTTGCGGCTGGCGTTTGGTTGCCGTGGCAAATTGGGTGATAGTCGCAGAACTTGCACTTATACCAAGTGGGGTCATCGCTCATGCGCTCCAGCGGGCCTTCGCTTGCGATAATGTTCTTGGCCTTTCTAAGTAGCTGCTCAGCGGCCTGCGGGTCGTAAGCTATGCGCTCAAAATAGAGATCGTCGTTGTCTTTGTTGACGGCCTGATAAAGTGCCCACTTCAAATTCATCTTATGCATATAGATCTGCATCTGCGCAAAATGCTCAGGCTTGCTTGCCAGCACGCCTTGCCGTGCCACGGCATTGAAGCTCTTAGTGTTGTGCGTTTTTTGTTCGCTGACGTGCGGCTCTTCTGGCGCGTCTGGCAAGCCTAAAACCACACCATCTAACGAGCCGCCAAAGTGCCCACCAACGTCAGAGATGCGCCATTGCTCGCCCGTCTCCGGGTCTACATCCCAAACGGTCAACCCGCCTTGTTTTAGGTATTCGTTAAATCTTTCTTCTTCGTTTTGCCCGCGCGAAAAAAGGCGCAAGATGCGGGCGTGGTGCAGTTTTTTGGCAACCCAGCGGAACGTGTACCAAAGCTCACGGCTGCACTCGCGGCCAATAATAGAAGCGCCGAGGTGCGCGCGACCAGGCGAATCGTCCTGGTCGGCTTCAATGGCTTGGTTGATTGCCGCCAGTGTTTTTTCTGCCAATAGTATTGTCATGCTTGATCCTTCAAAAAAAGCAGCCACGCCCCTTCGGAAAGGAGGCAAACCAAAGTGTTGGAGTGGACGCAGCTGCCAAAAATTTAGCCCCGTCTGTTTGACCGCGCGGACGGGGAACGCGCTCATGAGGAGGAAGGTGAAACCCCCGTGGTCTTTATTTCTCCCAAGGCTTCGCTGGTGCGCCGCCGGGGATGTCATCGACAAACGATTCTTGCGCTACGGGCGCGGGCGCGGCAGGCGCAACTGGTGCGGCACCGGCTGGGGCCAGATATGCGTCAATCACATTTTCTTCACTGCGATCTGCGGTTGCTGGCTTGATCCTGACTGCGACAACGATTTCTTTGTACAGCAGTTCTGAAGTGTCTTGCATTCTGCCCAAGCCAGTGGCCATCAGTATTTGAGCCAAATCCTGTTGCGCAATTTTTACAGCTTGCTGACTAGGGTTATCTAGGTTGAGGTTTTCCCATAGCCTACGGCCTGTATGCTCACCTTTCGTAACCTCCAAGGTGATGGCAAGCATGTGGCCATTCCTTTTTTTAGTTTCGCGGTAATCTGCCTCAACAATTACGACTGTATAATTGTCTTTTGGTAACAGCCCAAAACTTGGGCGTTCGTCTATCTCGATGGTCGTTGCGTCAAATACTAATGATGCCATTTTTCTATCCTTTTGCTTGTGTTGTTACTGGTGTGGGGTTTAGTGCTGCGGCCAATGCTGACCACGAAAGATCTAGTTCGTCGGGCAAACCGAATCGGTTCTTGGCGACATAAGATGGCGTTTCAGTGGTGCACATCACGCGCTTGCCGGTGCTGATGCCTCGCGTGCGCGAATTGCCAAAGCCGGTGTCTTCTTTTTTGGTGATGTTCTTGTGCTTGCAGAAAAGCACCATGTCGCAGC